TCATTGACAACTGATTTGCAGTTTTCAATGCTTTATGCAAATATCCGACTACAACATTCTTAGTGTAGTCTAATAAACCTGAAGTAGTATATGTTACTGCTTCGGGTGCAATCCTTACTGAGGATGCTTCAGTTGAGGTTCCTTTTGCGAAACCTTTATCATTAAAGATGTAAAACTCATCAATCTTTTTGATGATATCTACACCACTTTTTGGGTCTTTCTTTTTCTCTACGTTTCTAACCTTCTTAATTTTAAGAGGGTCAATCATACGTAAGTCAACGATACCTGCCTTTGGACGTGACGAATCAACGACCTTATGGAAGTAAATCCTTCCATCGACATACCACTTTCTGAAGATTTCATGAGAGTTCTGATTGAACTTCATTTTAGATAGGAGAAATGCGAACTCGTCTTGCACCTTTTTCTTGATGCTATCAGAGAGTTTCACATCTCTGAGGTCGAGTGATACAATCCTATCTGAAGTGTCAGAAGTGATACACTCATTAACTATATCTTCGATTGCAGAGTCGCACTCTGGCACTAAAGATATTTCACGGTATCTATTAATGAGGTCAACCTCAGTTTTAATACCGCCTTCCATGTCGACATAGGAACCATATGCAGCACCCGTGATATAACCCGCCTGTTGTTGGATGACGGGAGTCCCATCATCCTCAACGGGTGGCACGAATGACTTTGCAGTCATAGCCTGTGTCGTTCTCAACTCGTCTTTTTTACGAGTAATTTCAAACCCAAAAATTTCCATACTAATATTTATACCCTAAAAAGAGGGTATAACTCACTATTTTTAAAGAACTCTTTCCCAGTGAGAGAATTCAAATGTGCATGTAAAAGTCTCAATTGCAGTCGCCTCTTCTGATGAAAGGTCAATTCCAGCAATAATACTTGGGAACATGTTAAAGAATTCGTATCTCGCAAGGACTGAGTCGTCTTTATGTAATTGTTCTACGAAAGCACGTGATAAAAGGTAGTCCGTGTTTAGCGCACCATCACTTGTTCCGAAACCTTGTATTTCTTCTTGCCATGCTTCCAAAGCAGTTCTTGAAGAAAACTCTACGTCATTCATGATTGTAACGTTCCAAGGTTCAAAAGTTCTATCTCCAGCGAGTTTTAAAACTTGACCTCTAAATGGAACGTTTACAGTCGATAAATTAGCAGGTGGTATCTGAGCAGCAGTGCATAAAAACTCAATCTTTTCTCCCGCTCTTGGGATAAAGACTCTGAATCGGTTAGCTCTTGGGCCACCTCCGATTAGTTGTGCTTTAAATTGGTCTATTGTTGCCATTTTTTACTCCTATACTGCACCGTAAATTTCTTCAAACTCTACACCACTTCTTGCAGCGACAAAGTTCAAGGTTATAAAGTTAATTGACCTACTAGGTTTGACAAAGATTGAACATACAAATTCATTTCTGTCAATTACTGAATCAGTGTTATTTGTTTCGTCACAAATTACTGAGAAGTCAACTAAACCTCTTCTGTTTTTAACGTCTCTTAAGAAAGGTTCAACTGCAGCACGGAACTGAGCACGTGTAAATGCATCGTTGAATTCAAACAACTGAGCTTTAGCAGCAGTTGCAATTGCTTTCTCTAGGACTATGAATAATCTTCTGACGTTTATTCTGTCAAAAGCAGACGGTGATGAAAGACCTGTTTTGTCTCCAAACAATACTGTTCCTTGGCCTGGGAATGTGCAAATTGGGTTAACCCTTGCACGATACAAGTCATCTCTTGAACCTTTTTGTGGGTTAAGAGCAAGTTTTGTAATTCCTAGATATTGTCCTCTTGAGAAACCAGCAGGTGAATACCATGGGTCTTGTAAGAGGTCTGACCTTGCCATGATACCAGCGGTATGACCGTTGCCTGGAATCCAGCAATATTTGTCATTGTATCTATCGTATTGATAGACCCAACCTGACTCTAGAACTGCATATGATGAAGAAGATACTGAGTTGTAGTCTGCAAGTATGTTTGATACTTGTGTTGACTCAACTGCGACACCAACTACTGATGCACGTCTTGGTGATGCAATCACCATACAGTCTTTTCTTCCTTCTGCGATTAAAATTAATTGGTTAACGATTGTGTTGTGGTCTGCCAAAATGTCTTGGTCTGAACCTGAACCGTCATCTGTTCTTGTTGAACCAGTGATTAAGAATGAAACGTCTGATGTCTCTCCGTCACCAAAGTGGTCTGAATATGCACCGTATTTTTGTCCTGCTGTTGGACTTCTACCGTCAGCACCGTTTGCAAGTGAATTTGCAACTGGTAATGTTGGTTGACTGAATGCAGTTCCTACTGCAGTTCCTAGTGTTCTATGTTCTCCACTTGATGTGTAGATATCTGTTGAATGACCTGACCACCATACCCACTGAGAGTCTCTTGCGATAACGTCTCTATAGTAGTTTGATTGTCCTTGTGCATTCTTGGCGTCTGATGCTAATGAACAGAAACCGTGTGTTTCTAAAATCTCGCCTGGTGTTCCTGAAATTGTTCCATCTTCATCAACAACAACTACGTGAACTTCATCATTGATTGCACCAGCAAGTTCTGCAACTGCAGATGTGCCTGGTGCTTTATCGAAGTTTGCATAATATTCCCATTTTCTAGAAACGTTACTGTCATCAGTAACTGCCTCTTGAAGTGTTTTTGATGGTGAATTTAATGCTTCGATTGATAAAGTATCATGGTCTGTTGAACCCGAAGTGTCGATTGCAGTAACTTTGTATTCAGTTGTATGTCCAGCAAATGTAATAATGTCACCAACGATAAAGTTTGCACCTTCACCTTCGGTTACTGTTACACTTGAAACACCAGCAGTTTGGTTTCCCTCAACTGCAGCAACGTTATCTTGTGAATAAGCGTTAGGTGTTGAACATAATGATACTTTTAATGAGTTACCTAATGCACCAGCGAATCTTGCAGTCCATTGTCCTGCTGTTCCTGATGAACTACCACTTCTTAGGGTATCTACGTAGTCGTCATCTCCTTTGATTAATAAGTCAACGTCACCACCACTATTCGCATTGAATAGACCAGTTGAGTTGATTCTTACTACTCTTAAAGATGAACCATATTTCAAGAATGACTCTGCTGAAAAGAAGTCTTCTGCCCCAGCGTTTGAGTCAGCAGGTTGAAAAAATACATCGACCAAGCCTTTCGCATCTGAAACTGTTATAACTTCATCAACAGGGCCCCATTGGAATGTTCCAGCAAAAGCACCTGTAGTGCTTGAAACTGCTGGCACAACATTTGTTAGGTCAATTTCTTTGACCTGAACGCCTGGTGATACTTGAAATGCCATACTTTTCTCCTGTTAATGTAAAAAGTTTGTTTTACTGTTATATTTATAACTTTCTATATTCTAAGACTATCCGTTTTCCATGTGGAACCATCGGTCACCCTTTGAGTCTACAAAGGAAGGTTTTTCTCCAATTGCTTCATGTTTCCCAAAAATTCCCACGGGTAGGATATCATCTTCTATTAATTTCTGTTGTTCTGAGTAGAGGAGGTCTTTAACTTTAGTATCTGTTAAGTGAACGAAAAACTCTGTTGTAATGAACCATGAAAACAATACACAATTCATAACCATGTCATCATTATAACCTTTATCTGCCTCAAACGACATCCCTTTATTTATGAAAGTCATGAGTTCAGTAATCGTGACTCTGTCAATCAAACTTAACCTATTTTCTTCCAAAATTTCTTTGAGTGTAGAACAACCAATTCTTTTAATCTTTTTGGTCATCTTTACACCAATATCGTCTGCTTTTGTCATTCCTTGGACAAAAACATTGTCGTATTCTATATCATAGTGTAACTGTTGTGCAACCATAGCACCTTCTGCATTGTTTTCTATGATAACTAATGCTTTATTATATCCAGTTGCATACTTGTTTATGATATCAGGTAACAACATAGGGGATACCATATTGTCTCTGTATGTTGCAACTTGTTCAAAAATCTCTGTTGATGTGTCAAATATTGTAAATGTAGAGTAGTCTAAACCTCTACCTTGTGATACGTCCACCGTGCATATGTAAGTGTGACCTTCAACTGGTCTCTTATACATTGTAAAATTGTCTCTTGACCATTCACCGTCCCAAGCTTTTAGACCGAGAAGTGTATTACTGTTGATAAGTGTATTACCAGTTCCTAAGAAACTGTTACCATATTCTTGTTCGAATTGTGCTTCTGAAGTGTTTGCAATGGTTTCTGCTTTCCATTCTTCGTCTCTTCCAGGCACATCATACCAATTAATAAGGAATGATTTGTATTCTGATTGTTCGTGAACTGCTGACTCGTATATCTTATGGAACATATTACCCACACCGTTTGCAGTTGAGGTAATGATTACCTTAGAATCTTTACCTGACGTGACCACGGGATATGTTGCAGTATAGAATGTCTCTGCATCATCTACGAATGCAAACTCATCAAGGTATAGTAGGTTGATTGACAATCCACGAATCGAACTTGAAGATGTTGCGGCTGCAACGACTTTACTATCATTCGCAAACTCAATCGAACCTTTGTTAAGA